GATCGGCAAGACCATTCCGATTATTCCAGTTGTTGGTGAGGAAACGATTATTGAGGGAAGGCTGGACCGTAAAGGTCACACCCGTGCGTTAAAAGACCCTCAGCGTATGTATAACTATTGGGCGTCAGCTGCAGTAGAATACGGAGCCTTGCAGTCCAAAACTCCATGGATCGTTGGAGTGGAAAGCGTAGAAGGCTTTGAGGAATACTGGGCTACGGCGAATCGCCAAAATCATGCGTATCTGCCTTATAAGTCTGTTGGAGATGATGGTAAGCCTTTGCCTCCACCTTCTCGTATTGAACCACCTGTGCCGTCGCCGGTCGCGCTGAAAGGCATGGAAGTGGCGAATGTTGAAATGCAGATGGTTTCCGGGCAATACGAAAACCAACTGGGTATGCAGGGAAATGAACGCACGGGGAAGGCCATAGCCGAAAGGCAAAGGCAGGGCGACCGCGCGACTTATCATTTTATCGACCATCTGGCGATTGCTATTCGGCAGGTTGGTAAGATCATTCTTGATCTTGTGCCGAAAGTTTACGACACCAACCGTGTTGTGATGATTTTGGCTGAGAACAACGAGAGTCTGGAAGTCAAGCTCGATCCGCAGTTGCAGCAAGCGCATATGCTGGAATTGAATGAGAATAACGAAGTGATTGGGCGGGTGCTGAACCCGGCGGTCGGAAGTTATGAAGTGCTGGCTGATGTGGGTCCGGGCTACGCGACGAGACGTGAGGAAGCGTTTAATGCGCTGACCCTGATCCTTACGCAGAACCCTGCGCTCACGAGCGTTATTGGCGACATCATGTTCCGCGCTGGCGACTTCCCGATGGCGGAAGAAGCTGCGGAGCGTTTGAAGCGCATGGTTCCCCCGCAGGCGCTCGGTCAAGGCCCGTCGCAAAACGAGCAGATGCTTGCCGCACAACTTCAGCAGATGCAGCAGGCGCTTCAAGCGTCTATGGATGAGTTGGCGAAGGAAAAAGGAAAATCCCAGGCGAGACTCGAAAAAAGAGAGGTCGAGGTTTACGACGCAATCACGAAGCGTCTCGACATTCTACTCAAGAATGTGGGAATGTCGCCGCAGCAGAACGCGCAAATCACCGATCAGGCTGTGCAGGAAAGCACCGAAGTCCCGATCAGCGATACCTACGAAGGGCACCAAGATCAGATGCCGGGACGGCAGATGGCGTTGCCGCTTGAGGATCACGAAATGCCAGAAGGCGCGTTTCGTGGAGAAGATGGACATGCTTATGCGCCACACCCGGAAATGCCCGGAATGATGGCCCGCGTTACGAAGGAGATGTGAGATGGCTTACTGGGATGAAGTGCTCGGCCAAGTGCCGGAAGGTTTAATTGGTTCCGCGCAGGGCATGTATGATGTAGCCACAAATCCTCTCCAGGCTGCGCAGGGTGTTGGTTATTATGCAATGCACCCGCAAGAAGCAGCAGCTCGTGCTTATGGACATTATGCCAGACGTTATAAAAATCTTCCGACTGCGATGGAAACATTTCGGCAGAATCCTGTAAGTGTTGCGGAGGACCTTTTGCCTTTGGCGGCGCTGAGAGGACTTGCAAAAAAAGGTGCAAAGTCTGGGGCCAAAAAAGGAGCGCAGGAAGCGGCTCGCCGTGAAATCGCAGGACCTGCGGCTATCGAAGGGGAAGTGATTTCCCCCTTGCCGCAAATTGGCTATATGCCCCCGGAGCCTGTCCCGGCTGCGCCGTATTATCGCAACGTGCCGCCAGAAATGGGCACGTCGATGCGTCCGATGACGCCGTTCCAGCAGAACCAAGTCGGCCTTTCGACTGGTCGTTTTGGTGCGCAGGGTTATGCGCCGGAAATTGCGGTGACGGACTTTGAGTCGTATGCTCCGGGTGGTAGGGGTCGCACCACTACTGGCCCGACGCCGATGAACAAGTTCGACCAGAATATGATGGACGCTTATTTCCGTGGTCGAATGAGCACAGGTGCTTCGCGTGGATTGTATGGCGAATATACGCCGGAAGAAATGGGCTCGGCGATTGTGCCGTATCGGCAGGGTGGATTGGTTTATGAGCCTGTCGGCGGGCCGCAAGGCGCTGCTCCTCGTCAGATCGGTGGCCCGCAGAGTGGTGGCCTTCCGACGATGGCACAGGGTCGTGGAATGCGTCCGACGCTGATAGAAGGGGAGTTCTCAGAAGTTCCGCCGCAAGGCCAGATACCTTATGGAATGGGTTATCGTCCGAACTTCACGATGGAGGGCGGCACATACACCCCGTCGATGGGTGCGGCTGAACAGTTTGGTGCTGGAACACAGCGTGGTTATCGGGGATTTGGTCCACTTGGGGCAGGACTGGGTTTGGCAGCAGGTCCGGGCGTGATGTATATGGCAGATCGCACGGAGCGTCCAGTTTCGTCTTTGTCGAATAATCCCATGCAGCCATCTAATGTTGCTCCTGCTTCTCCGCTTTATGGCACTTCGCCAGAAGGTTATCCGACTTTCGGTATTATGCCGGGGGCAGAAGGAATGAATTTTATTAACCGTGCTCGACAAGGCGCTGGGCCGGAAATGCCAAAAGGTGCAGGAAGACGTGCGGCTGGCGGTGGGGCGGCTGGCGGCGGGCAGAAAGCTGTGCCGCTTCCGCCAACTCGTCCAGAAGGATTGGGTGATACAGGTTGGGAAGGCAACTTGAATTATCTTGTGACGAGTTTAATTGATCGTATCTCAGGGCAAGGTGAGGCCGAACGTGGCCGCAACACTCAAGAATATTACGCCACAAACCCGTGGCCGTATTAACAGAAGGGGGAACTTCCCCCTTCACACTATAGGAGCCAAGAATGTCAAGAGAGCCGTTGATTAGGTTGCCTGGAAAAGGCGCACATGCCCATAAGTTAGTGGCAAAAACTGCGATGGAAATGGCGCAGGAGGTCTATGAAAAGAACGCTGGACGCTCAAACGATTTTTATGAAAAGTATCCAGATCGTGAAGCGTATGTGTCGTCCTGTTGGGCGCTTTATCTTGATGCTGCTAGGACCACTTTGACGCAGTTATTGACTACGAACATGGATGACAACTTGAAGCAAGAGATATATGATGCCTTGGTGAAAGACGCTACGTTGCGTCGAGGACGTGAGGGCGTCCTTCAAATGAAACACGGTGCAGGAGCCTAACATGAAAACACTTCTAAGTATGCAAAGTTTTTGGGAAGGCGCGATGCGCCAAAGTGACGGAGAGCAGGGCGCGGCACCGCCAGAGGCACCAGCCGCTGTCGAGGCTCCCGTTGTGGCCGATGCTGGTCAAGAAACGGTAGCAGATAGCGTTCCCCACGATGCTGCTCCCGATGAAAGCTCTGCGAAACCCCCGCAGGGCCTGCTTGACCGCATCGGCCAGCTTACTCGCCAAAAGCGTGAACTTGAAGAACGACTGCAGCAGGCTCAATACTATCAGCAGCCGCAGGCTTATGAACAGCCGCAGGATGCTGGTTACGATCCTCGCACCGTGCAGTTGGAAATTCACCGGCAGGCCCAGGAACTCGCCAAACAGCAGGCTTGGAAAGATACGACTGACAAGATTTGGAATGAGGGCCTGAACAAGTTTGGCGATTGGGCTCCGCAGCTTAACAACATGGCTCAGATTTTAGGTGGTATTCCGACCACGCTGACAGAAGCTGCGATTGAAACTGGAAATCCGCAGGACGTGCTTTATCATCTGGCAAAGAACCCTGATGAAGCAGCGCGGATTGCGATGCTTCCGCCGACAAGGCAGGCGGTGGCGGTCGCAAAATTAGCGAGTGGATTGAACGCACCGAAACGTGTTTCGTCTGCTCCTCCGCCCATTACTCCGAAAGTGCAGGGTATCGGGTCTGCTCCGGCGACCCTTGACGATCCCAACATTTCTATGGAAGAATGGGCAAGATTACGCAACGAGGCAACTCGTCGCAGAAGGTAGGCGGGATCACCTTACGATCCCCCCTCTCTGGCCGCAGGGTAAGTGGTCTGGGCTGGCCCGACAAAGTGACGGACGCGGGCACCGTCGAAACGCAGGGGACTCCCCCATGCTTTTGGCTTTTGAACAGCGCGTCCGCGCACTTACTAGGAGGGCCGTAGGCCATGTCGAATACAATTCTTACAATTAACATGATTACCCGTGAGGCCGTTCGCCTCTGGGTCAATACCAACTCGTTCCTGCAGCATATCGACACGCAGTATGACGATCAGTTCGCCATTACCGGCGCGAAGATCGGCCAGAGCCTGCGTATCCGCCTGCCGAACGACTACACCGTTCGCACGGGTCCGGTCGCGCAGATTCAGGACACGGCGGAAACCAGCACCACGCTGACGCTCGCCACCCAGAAGGGCGTTGACGTGTCGTTCAACTCTGCTGAGCGCACGATGTCCTTGGACGATTACTCCAAGCGCATTCTTGCTCCGGCGGTGAACAATCTGGTCGGCGCGGTTGCGGCGGACGTTATGTCTGGCGTTGAAGGCGGTGTGTCGAACCTTGTTGGCAACTTTGACGCTGCTGGCAATCTGCTTCGTCCGACGCTCGACACTTGGCTGCAGGCTAAGGCGCTGCTGTCCTTGCGTTCGGCCCCCACGGATAACCGCAAGTTCATTCTTGATCCGGTTTCCATGGCCCGCACGGTGCAGAACCTGTCCGGTCTTCTCAATCCTGCGACTGAGATTTCTGAGCAGTATCGCAAGGGTGAAGTTTATAACGCGATTGGCTTCGACTGGTTCGAAGACCAGACGGTTATCAAGCACACGACTGGCACGTATGTCGCTGGTGTTTCTCCGACCGTCAACGGTGCGAACCAGACGGGCACGAGCATCAATATCACGATTGGCGCTTCGTCGTTCACCGTTGGCGACATCATCACGTTTGCAGGCGTGAACGCGGTCAACCGCATCACCAAGGTTTCGACGGGTGAACTGCAGCAGTTCGTCGTGACGAGCTACGCTGGCGGTGTGCTGGGTATCTATCCGGCTATCGTTCCGCCGTCCGGTGGTTCGCCGGTTCAGTATCAGACGGTTACTGCTTCGCCTGCGAACGGCGCGCAGATTAACAGCCTGACGCTGACGGGCACGGTTTATCGCAAGAACCTTGCGTTTATTCCCGATGCCGTCACGATGGCGACCGCCGATCTGGAAATGCCGAAGAACATGCAGGAAGTCGCTCGTGAGCGTATGGACGGCGTGTCTCTCCGCATGGTCACTGGCTTCGACATTAAGTCGGATCAGTTCATTACCCGTCTGGACGTTCTTTACGGTTATCTCTGGGTTCGTCCTGAGTGGGCCGTGGTTGTCGCGGACATCATCTAATCGCAAAAGGCTGGGGGCTTCGGCCCCCGGCATCTTTAAGGAGCATGGAAATGGCTAAAGCTAGACAGCAGTATCTCGGGGTTTACGAGAACATGGATTTCCCTGATTATAAGTTTGAGGAATATCCGAAAGTTGTTGGTTATCGGGACGAGAAAAAGACTGTTCCGATTATTGTTGGGAACGCGAAAGAGGAAGTGGAATTTATCACCACTGGTTCTCCGGGCGCGCATATTTCCCGTGAAGAAGAATTACAGGCCGAATTAGATCGTGCGGCCATGGAACTCGAAGTTGCGAAAAAGCAGCTTGCTGAACTCAAGGCAGGACAGGAAAAGGCGAAAGCATCTTTGCCGCTTCCTGCTGGTAAGAAAGAGGGTTAATAAATGGCAACGACTGCCAATGACATCATAACTCTTGCGTTTAAAGACGCAGGTATTCTCGGTGTCGGGCAGTCGATGCTCCCCGAGGACTATAATGATGCGCTGACCCGCATGAACATGATGATCGCACAGTGGCGTGTTAAACGCTGGTTGGTGTGGCATCTTGTGGACAAAAGTATAGTCAGCACAGGAGCGCAAAGTTATACAGTTGGTCCGGGCGGGGATATAAATGTCTCGTGGCGTCCGGACAAACTAGAAAGCGCGTTTTTTCGGATGCTGCCGGGATCAACTGGCACCCAATCCGTTGATTATCCGTTGCAAATTCTTATGGCCTATGAGGATTATGCGCGGATCACGCTGAAAAGTCTGGTGTCGTTTTCGCAATGTATTTTTTACGATAGCGGCTATCCACTGGGTAAAATTTATCCATGGCCGATCCCGCAAGCAAATCTTTATGAAGTGCATATTATTCTTAAAGAAGTGCTTTCGGAATTTGCAGACTTGACTTCCACGTTTGATTTTCCGCCGGAATATCTTGCGGCGCTGCATTATAACATGGTTGTGAGGTTGAGAGCTGCTTATAGAATGCCAGAAGACCCTGGGTTTAATGGTTTAGCAGCAGATGCGATGCAGACGCTGCGTTCAGCGAATGCGCAAATTCCGTCCCTTGTGATGCCGGATAATCTGGTCCGTCCGGGCGTTTACAACATTTACTCCGACCAGACGAGGTAATATCATGGCTATCCCGAATCGTTTTCAGTCTGGTTTCCGTCTTGAAGATGGTGATGCGATTAATAAAGCGTTGGCTACTCCGCAGTGGCAGACGAATTATGGTATCACTGCTTTGGCTGGCGGTGCGCGTAATTCTTCTACACCTGTTCTGGTGCTCGGTGCGAATACGGTTACGACTGTTGCGACGGCGGCTGACAGCGTTGTTTTGCCGGTGGCGGTAGCGGGCAGCGTTGTGTGGCTGCGCAATGCTGATTCGGCTGACGCTGTGCAGGTGTTTGCCAATGGTTCGGACACGATCAACGGCACGGCGGGGGCAACTGGCATTAGCGTTGCGGCTGCAAAAAGCGTGTTGTTTGTCGCGGCGACGAATAACGTGTGGTTCTCGCTGCTTACCGCGTAAGGGTTTAAGATGCCTCAGATTCAGTTAGTTCAAGGTGCGTATGAAGCGCGAAGCGTTATCGCTAACGCCCAGCGTTGCATAAACTTATACCCAGAACTTAACACAAAAGATGCTGAGGTTCCTTACACGCATTACTGCACCCCAGGGCTGGTGACACTTACGCAAGGAAACATTGCGGAAGTGCGCCAGCTCTATACAGCAAGCAATGGTTTGCTTTTTGCGGTCATCGGTGACACTGTTTATTATGTGCCGGATAGTTTTGTGTTGCAGCCTTTGGGCACTATCGCGACTCAATCTGGCCAAGTCAGCATGTATGATAATAAGATCACGCTGATTATTCTGGACGGCTCGCTTTTTGGCTGGAGCATGGACCTTACATCTCTGGCATTTGCGCCATTTAGCCCTGCGGAATTTCTAGGCGGAAATCAAATCCGCTACATCGACACGTTCCTTGTGTCGAGCACACAGAATGGAAACATTCAGTCGAGCAACTCTGGATTGGAAACTTATCCGGCTCTTGGCTATGCCACGATCTCTGGCGATGCGGACCAGTTGCAAATTATTGACGTGGTGCATAAAGAAATCTGGGCTTTCGGTCGGCGGACTACGGAAGTCTGGAGTAATGTCGGGACTTACCCGTTTCCTTTTGCTCCGATCCCCGGTGTGTTTTTGCAGCATGGAATTGCTGCGCAACGGTCGCTGGCGAAATGGGGCCTGAATATTTTCTTCTTGTCGCAAGATAATAACGGCGAAGCGTTGGTGATGATGGGGACAGCTTATAAGGCTGACATCATTTCCACTCCTGCGATCAGCGATGCTATCGGTGGATACGAAACGATCAGCGATGCGATCGGTTTCACGTATCAGCAAGGTTCGCATATTTTCTATGTGCTGACTTTTCCATCTGCCGATCATACTTGGGTTTACGATTTGTCCACGCAGCTTTGGCATGAGCGGGCGTGGCTCGACAATAACGGGGCGTTGCATCGTCACCGTGCGAACTGCGTTGCGTTTGCTTACGGCAAAACGATCTGCGGCGATTGGCAAAACGGAAAACTTTACAACTGGGACCTGCACACTTACACGGATGATGGTGCGGCAATTTTGAAATTGCGATCTTTCCCGCACATTGTGAGCAGTCTGGATCGTATTAGCTATAAACAATTTATGGCTGATATTGAAGTCGGCACAACTTTAGACCCTGCTGACGATCCCATGTTATCACTTCGTTGGAGTGATAATCGTGGAGTAAGTTTTGGGAATGTTGTGCAACAATCTTTGGGGCAGACTGGTGAATACAAAACTATTCCTGCGTGGAATAGATTAGGGTTTGCAAGAGATAGAGTTTTTGAATTATCATGGACTGCCGCTGCTGCGACAGCGTTGAACGGCGCGTTCATTGATGTTGAGAAGATGGAAACATAATGCTTCGCGCTCTTGTTCCAAACTCTTTGAAAAACTTAATTCAGCCGGACGGATCAATTTCGCGCCAGTTGCAGTTGCTTCTTTCCGCACTTGTTCAAAACACTGTGCCTACGACGCAAGATGCAACCACTGGAGCGCCCTTGGCGGGGGCGGTTTTGCTTCCCGACGCTGCGCTTATTCCAAATGGCTGGGCACAGATCGACACAATCGTGATAGGTGCTAACACCTACAAAGTAATCACGCTGGTTTAGGAGAGTATTATGGACGCCGTAACTATGGGACTTATGATGGGAGGCGGGCAGCTTCTCTCTGGCATCGGCGGAATGTTCAGCGGCCAAACTCAGGCTGGGGCGAATCGGGCTGCAGGGCAGACGGGCTTGCTCGGCTCGATACTTGCTGGGCAGGCGGCGGAACAGGGTTTTGGTCGAGCACAGGCCGCTTTGTCGCCGTATGCGACTGCTGGCAATAAATCGCTTGATCTGCTGATGTCCTATTTGACTGGCAATGCGGCGCAGCAAACTGGCGTTGGCGGCGGTGGTCCGAATTTGCTTTCAACTTTTGCGCCCACGCAAGCGCAGTTGGAAAGCACTCCGGGTTATCAATGGGCGCGGGAACAGGCGCTTGGCGGTATGGCGAATACCGGCGCGGCCCGAGGCATGGGACTTTCCGGCAATGTCATTCAGGACATTGGAAAAACTGCCACGGGTCTAGCATCTCAGACTTTTCAGCAGCAGCTTCAAAATTACATGCTGCAAAATCAGCAAGCCTTTAACATGCTGTTTGATCCGGCAAAAATGGGCCTGGGCGCTGCTGGCGGAATTGCGAATGCCGCGATGGGTGCTTCTCGTCTTATCGGCGGCGCAGCCACGGGCGCAGGTAATGCTTTTGGTGCTGGTATTATGGGCGCAGGCAATGCTCTTGCGGGCGGAACGCAGTCTATGTTCGGCGGTGCGGGTAAAATGCTCTCCACACCCGCACAGACTGCTTATTCGGCTGCGATGAATCCAATGTTTAATCAAGGCGTGAATTATGCAGGTATTCCAGAGTTGTTGAAATGGGGAACTGGAGGCGGCGGTCCCTTCCCTTCTACATATAACCCTATTGCATAATTTAAGGAGTCAAAAAGATGGCTGATGGTATTCCTTTTACTCAAGCTCCGGCTCCTCCGCGTTTTGCCGAGGAAAATCCTCTGCAGACAATGCAGCAGGCCCAAAGTATGGCTGTGCAGGGGCAGGCCATGCAACAGCAGCAGCTTGTCAATGCTGCTAAAATGGCTGTCGGTCAGCATATGCAAGCGCATATTGATCCGGCTACAGGCAGATTGGATAACTATAACTTTATAGCAAGTGTTGCCAAAGACCCTCGCGCCGCTTTGGCTGTCGGCGACGTTTACCATATGCTTTTGGAAAACGGGGAAATCGACGCAAGAACTGCAGGGCAGCGTTTGTCGAACGAAAAAGCTAAACTTGACATCATGGGCAATTCTGCTGCGCCGTATATTCAAAAAATGGCCGAAGGAAAAACGACAACAGATGCAGATATTGCAGGATATGTCGGCACTTTAGTTGCTAATAAAGTTTTCGATAATGAAAAAGATGCGATGGTGATGTTGCAAGGATTAACAGGTAGTCCTGTTGGCACTAAAAACAATCGTGACGCTCTTTTCAGAATGTTAGGGCAATATAACACAACTGCTCAAGCGACACTTACGAACACGATGCAGTCGATGGAAAAACGCTACGAGCAGGTTACTGGCATCACACCGGAAGGCGTTCCTTATTCCATTCCAAAGGCTCGGGTCCCAGGAATGTTGCCTCCGGGTCCGGGTGTGGAAGGGGGAGCCCTTCTGCCCGAAGAAACAGCAGAAAGAGGAACGTCGGCTCCTCGTTCCGAACTTCCTGCTGGGCAGGAGGAGTCACCCTCGGCTCCTCCTGCCACCACTGGTGTTCCTCGCGGCGCTATTCAAACTGGAATGGCCCCGATGGAAGCTGCTCGGCAAAAGCCCTATCTTGAATATAAAGAGGGTAAAGGCTGGATGAACGAAGCGGAGAAAGACTCTGCTCGTAATGCTTCTCTGGCTTACAGTCTGGAAACAAAACTTAAAAATGAAGAAGAATTGTTTTCGACGTTCAAGCAGGGTCCGACTCGTGATATGAAAATGCAACTTGCTAATTTTGCAAGTGGTGTGTTACCGGGCGGTGCAGAAAATCCATTAGTGCGCGCTCTTGTGGATGCGCCAAATTCTACTATAGCCTTGTCAGCGGCAGCAGCACTTCGCAAAGAACTGGCTAAAGACACGTTTGAACAACTTAAACAAGCTATTGGGGGTCAAGGTCGCTTTACGAACTTTGAACTCGACACCATGCTTAAAGCTAACTACGGCTTGGACACTCCCACACCTGCGATTGAGCGCATGATGAATGATATGCGCCGTGTTGCACGTATCGCAAAAATCGAAGCTGCAGCGTTGGAACAGTATCGCAAAGTCAGTCTTTCCCATCCGACCCATGACGACTCCTTCAGCCAGAGTTTCTTTACGAATAAACTTCGTAATAAACTGGTGGAAAAAGGATTGTATAAAGAAGGTCAGATTAAATTGACGAAAGATGGTG